TGGCGTGCGAACACCCGCGCAGCGTTGATCACGTCACCGAATCCGCCCGCGTTGGCTGGAACCACCCCGATGAGCTGCGGCGGCACGCGATGGGCCGCAAGCTGGTCATCGCGGCTCACGTTCTTGATGTTGAAAAATTCGTCCTTGGCTGCGGCTTCGCCGATGGGCAGCAGCTGGATGGCCTTGTCTTTTCCGCCTGGCGAATGGAAGAACAGATTGCGGAAATTGCCCATGCCCTTCGAGGATTTCAGGGCCTGGCGCAGCGCGTCCACATCGTCCTTTGCCACTTCGGGATCGCTCAGATACAGGATGTAGCCGGCGTGGCTCCCGTTGTTGTAATACCGACGGCGAAACAGCGTGGCGGACTCATTGAGCCATGCCGATTGCAGGGCGGCCAGGTACTGGGGCAGGCCATAGATTTCCTGGTGCACGTCGGGCTCGAGCAGGTGGCATATGCTGCCATTGGAAAAGATGTGCTCGCTTTGCCAGGAGCGCACGAAACCGAAGCGCCGCAGATCACGATGGCGCCGGGTGTACTTGGCCAGGGCATGGCGCAGCGGCATGGCACCGCCGAGCCGGTTTAGCGGCCGCTCCAGATAACCATTGCCGAACACCTGAAAATCCAGTGCAGCCCATTGCAGCGTGGCGCGACTGAGCAGGGGATGCGGGCGCAGCGTGCTGGCCAGCACCTGGGCCTTGAAGTGGATGGCGCTGGCGTGGTGCGTGGATGCGCGCAGGGAGCGCGCCAGGCCGTCGAAGCTGATGGGCGTTTCGTACCAATCCCCATTGAGCCAGCATTCCACATAGTCCAAGATTTCGCGCCGGTCCAGCACGGCCTCGGGATCGCCAAAAGAGAAGGCCTCGGCCGTCGCCGGCGCCGTCAGGGTGCCCGCTGGGGCTGTGGTGTCTGTCATCCGTAAATCTCCAATGTCGTGCGACTGGTCACGCCGCCCACGGCGACGGCCTCAAGCGGCTCGTTTTCCATTGCATTCATGCAGGCCCATGCCAGGTCCGCGTGGCCGGTTTCGTTACTGCGGCCGGCCGTGTAGGTCACGCTCTTGCCCGATTCCGTCATCTCCCGCTTGATGGCCATGAAACTGCGCTGCAGGTCCACATCGCCGGAATCGAACTCGAAACGGCCCGCGCGCATGAGGCTTTGGGCCTTCATCACAAGGCGCGACTTCAGTTCCACGCTGTATTGCAAGGCCTTCACGCTCGGGAAGAATTTCTTGACGATCTGATGCACGCCGTGGCCCAGTCCCGTTGCATCCAGCCCGATATGCACCACGTTGTATTTCTCCGTCATCAGCCGGATTTGCTCTGCCTGGTCCTCGAAGTCCGAACCCTTGAACTGCATGCGCTCCAGCACGCGAAACTTGCCGCCGGGCTTTTCTGGCGGCGCCAGGACAACCAGCCCCGCGGAGTCCCGCGAAAGGCTCGGGTCATAGCCAATCCACACGGGTTTGCGGCCGAACGGGCGCAGGGCGAAGGGCTTGAAGTCCTGCCACGCATCCCAGCTGTCCGCGTGGCAGCGCATCAGCGTGGACAGTGGGAACACGGCGAACGTGTCATCGACAAACCCGCACATGAGCAGGTTGTCCCATTCCTCGTCCGAATACTCGAAGCGCAGCTCATCGAGGTCGAACAGGTTGCAGCCGCCGCGCTGGGCATCCAGCACCGTCACGATTTGGCGCCATATCAGGTCTTCGCCGGTGAAGCCGCCAGCCAGGTGCGAATGGCTCAGATCCAGCTCGATACGGTCTTTCTTGGCGCGCTTCTTGTTGATGCGCTCGGCGCTCCACAGGGCATAGGCCTGGTGTTGCAGGCTGCTGGGCGTGGAAAACAGGGTCTTGCGCCAGTGCTTGTGAATGGCCATCCCGCTGGCCACCTTCCACAGCTCCGTGAAGTTGTTGACCCAAAAGAATTCATCGAAATAGAGGTTGCCGTGATACGACTGCGCGGTGCGCGCGCTCGTGCCCAGGAAATACAGCGTGGCGCCGTTGCTCAAGACAATGGGATCGCCCTTCAAATCGATATCGCAATGCTCTTTTGCGAACGCGATGATGTACTGCCGAAAAACATGGGCCTGCGCGCGGCTGGCGGATAGAAAAATCTGATTGCGGCCCGTCTGCAGGGCATCAATCAAGGCCTCCCGGGCGAAGTACCACGTTGCACCGATCTGGCGGGATTTGAGGATGGCGCGCGTGCGCTGCTGGATCTGCTCCCACCATGTTTTCTGGTAGTTGAAAAGCGAATCCAGAAAGGCCTGCGTGATCTTGTCCACATCCTCGGACGTGAAGTGGTTGCGCTCGGGCTGCTTCTTCGGCCCGGCATTGCGGCGCTCGATGGCCGGATTCAGATCCGTTTCGCGCCCCGTGCGTTCGTACTTGTGCACGCGCGCCAGGCGCTCCATGGCACGCCCCAGCGCGTCGATTTCCTTGTAATCGCCGCCGTTCTTGCCCTCCTTGTGGATGAGGGTGCACATGCGCATTTCCAGCGAGCCCTCGACACGCTCCACGGGCTTGGCCGCGTCCCAGCCATCGGCCTTTTTCCAGTCGTGCAGCGTGGTGCGCGCAATGCCCAGGTGCTCGGCGATGTGGGTGATCCGCCAGCCCATCCAGTACAGCGCGCGGGCCTGGCGCCGCTGGCCGGCCTCGCCGTCTGCCGTCAGGTCATGCAGCAGCTGCACCTGATCGCCGGGCGGGGCTTCGGGGGGATTGGAAAAGGGGGTTGCAGGCCTCTTGCGGCGCACGGCAGAAGTCATGCCATCGAGTGTCGGCATGCCCTCGCGCGCGCGCATCACCTTTGCCCGCTGCAAGGCTCTCGCACCGGGCATTCAGTTGGACGCCTACGCGGCGCGGCGGGAGCATAGAGGCATCCCCAAACGGGGCCGATCAACACCATCCACCGAACTGCAGCACATGCCCACCAAGTCCAAATGGTTCTGTGTGGCCACCGAAGGCGCCACCACCGACGGCCGCGAAATCACGCGCGCCGAAATCCAGCAGATGGCCGCCAGCTACGACCGCGAAAAGACCTACGGCGCGCGGGTCTGGCTGGAGCACTACCGGGGCACCGTGCCCGGTGGGCCGTTCGACGCCCTGGGCGATGTGCTGGCCCTGAAGGCCGAAGAAAACGGCGACAAGAAGCTGCAGCTGTTCGCGCAGATCGAGCCGCTGCAGGGCCTCATCGAGATGAACAAGAAGGGGCAGAAGATTTTCAGCTCCATCGAAATCCACCCCAGCTTCCCCAAGACGGGCGGCGCCTACTTCTTTGGCCTGGCCGTCACCGATAGCCCCGCCTCGCTCAGCACCGAGGTGCTGAAGTTCTCGGCCGGCGATCTGGCGAAAAGCCCGTTTGTCGGTCGCAAGGTGGACCAGGCGCTGATGTTCTCGGCGGCCGAACCTGCGGAGCTGGTGTTTGAAGAGACGCCGACTGGTGGCGAAAGCGGCGCCGTGCAAGCAGTGGTTGGCGCCTTCACCAAGGTGCTGGAACGCTTCATGCCGCAGCCCGAGAAAAAGCCCGAGCCTGTGCAGTTGCACAGCGTGGACCCGGACAAGGTGCTGGAGGCCTTTACCGGAATCGGCAAGGTGCTCGAAGGCATGGCGAAAAAGCAGGACGAGGTGGCCAGCCAATTCGCCCAACTGCAAACCCAGCACACCGACCTGGTGAAAAAGCTCAGCCAGGAAGAGCAGCCCGGCCAGCAACGCCCGCCCGCCACGGGCGGCAATGGTGCGGAACTCGTGGACTACTGACCTGGTGCCACGCAACACAAGACCACCACCACACGCGAAATAGGAAACAGATCATGCGCAACGAAACCCGCGTCCTCTTCAATGGCTACATGGGCCAGCAGTCCCGCATCAATGGCGTGGACAACGTCGCCAGCAAATTCAACGTTGCGCCATCGGTGCAACAGAAGCTGGAAACCAAGATTCAGGAAAGCAGCGAATTTCTGAAGCGGATCAACGTGATAGGCGTGGCTGAAATGAAGGGCGAAAAGCTGGGCCTCGGCATCGGCGGGACCATTGCCAGCCGCACCGACACCAAGGACACCGCCGAGCGAAAAACCGTGGATCCCACCGGCCTGGAAAAGGACGACTACGAGTGCAAGCAAACCAACTACGACACCCACATTCGCTATGCCACGCTGGATGCATGGGCGAAGTTCAAGGACTTTCAGGCGCGAGTTAGCGGCCAAGTCCTGGTGCGCGGTGCGCTGGATCGCATCACCATCGGATGGCACGGCACCAGTGCCGCAGAAACCACGGACCGCGTGGCAAACCCACTGCTGCAGGACGTGAATATAGGGTGGCTGGAAAAGCTGCGCACCCGTGCCGCCAGCCGCGTGATGAAGCAAGGCGACAAGGTGGCCGGCAAGGTCATGGTGGGCGCAGGCGGCGACTATGCCCACCTGGATGCCCTGGTGTACGACGCTCACAAAACGCTGATGGATCCATGGTTTCAGGACGATCCGCAGCTGGTGGCGCTCGTGGGCCGCGACATCATGCACGACAAGCTTTTCCCCCTGGTGGAGAAGAACGACGCGCCTACCGAGCGCCTTGCCGCCGATATCGTGGTGAGCCAGCGCCGCCTGGGTGGCCTGCAGGCCATGGTGGTGCCCTACTTCCCGGCCGGAAAGATCCTCGTCACACGCTTGGACAACCTGTCCGTCTACTACCAGGACGGCGCCCGCCGCCGTGCCGTGGTGGACGCCCCGAAGCGTGATCGCATCGAGTTCTACGAAAGCTCCAACGACTGCTTTGTGGTCGAGGACTACGGCCTGTGCGCCATGGTGGAAAACATCGAACTCGTCGCCTGAGCGACTGAGCCAAGACACAAGGCCGCGACAGCCGAATGGCGGCGGCCAACAACTCAAGGCACCACTGAACCATGGCCCAAACACCCGCACAACGGCACCGCGCGCGCGTCCTGGCCGCAGAGCATGCAGCGAAGGCCGCCGCCACCGACCCCCATGGCCCCATGCAAGGCAGCGAACACCAGCTCATGCTGGCCACGCTGCACGCCCACAAGGCCACGCTGAAGACCATCAAGGCCGTCGAAAACAAGATCGCGGCCAAGGCCAAATTCCTGCCCGACTTCGACGCCTACCTCGACGGCGTGCTGCAGGCCGATGCCGGCGCCCAGGATCCCGTGCTGGTGGAAATCTTCGTCTGGCACATGGACGTGGGCCACTGGCCACGCGCCCTGGAGCTGGCCGACTACGCGCTGCGCCACAGCCTGAAGATGCCCGACCAGTACAACCGCGATCTGCCGGCCGTGCTGATGGAGGAATCGGCTGATGCCGCCATCGCCGGAAAGCTCACCGGCCCGGATGCCCTGGCGACGCTGGCCAGGGTGGACATGCTCACCACCGGCCTGGATATCCACGACCAGGTGCGCGCCAAGCTGCACAAGGCAATCGGCTGGGCCGCCATGGGCAAGACCACCACCACCGATGTGGACCCCAAACAGCTGGAGCTGCAGCCTGTGCAAATCGCGCTGGAGCACCTGGCGCGCGCCGTCACCTTGTTTGAAAAGGTGGGGGTGAAAAAAGACGTGGAGCGATTGGAGCGCCGCTTGATCGAGCTGCAATCCGACGCTCCCACCTGAGCGCACCCCCGCGCCCGGGCGGCCCTGTGGCCACGGCCATCTGGCCCAGCCACGCACTGACCAACGCCGCAGACCACCGCCCACCTACAACCCCCACCGCTGCCCGCCATGTCCTTCATCGCCACCGCCAACCCGCCCGCATCGACCGCCGAGCCCACCGTGACCAATGACGGATGGTTCCCGGACATGTCGCCCGCCGCTGTGCGCGATGCCTGCCGCCTCGATGGCACCGCTACCAGCCACCGCCTGCTGCCCGCGCTCAAGGCCGCCATGCTCAGCGTCAATGACGAGCTGGCCGAATGGGCGGACGAGCAGCGCAGCCGCTGGGGCTATGCGCAGCTCGCCGACGTGCCCGCACCGCAGGTGGGTGGCGAAAGCGCCAAGCTGCTGCACTACCGCCGCGCCGTCCACGAATGCCTGCAGGCCGACCTGCAAGAGGCCTACCGCGAAAGCGCGGCCACCAAGGTGGGCGGCGGCGGCGAGGAGGCCGTGCGCGAGGCCCTGGCCGCCAAGGTGGACTATCACCGCAAGAACCAGCGTTGGGCCATCTCCGACCTGCTGGGCCGTGCCCGCTGCACCGTGGAACTGCTGTAGCCATGGCCACCACCGCAAGCACCACCCCCACCACCACCGTGCGCGCCCGCGAGCACGACACGCTGGACGCCCTGTGCCACCGCCACCTGGGCCGCACGGCCGGCACCGTCGAGGCCACGCTGGCCGCCCACCCGGGCCTGGCCAAGCGCGCCGCAGGCCTGGGAGCGGGTGAGCCCGTCGAACTCGTGGCCGCGCCCGCGCCGGCGCGCCCCATGATCCAACTGTGGGACTGACCAATGGACCGCGAAACCATCCTCAAAGCCGCCGCCGTCGAAGGCGCCAAGGCGGCGCCCCCGGTCACCGTCGTGGCCACCAACCTGGCCAACGGCTGGACCATGACCCACACCGTGACCGCGCTCACCATCCTCTACCTGCTGCTGCAGGCCGCGTATCTCGTGTGGCGCTGGAGCAATGAGCGCGAGGACCGCCGCGCAAAGCAGGCACGCGATGCCATCGACCAGGCCGAGGCCTGCAAGGTGCGGCCATGAGCGGCCAGCGCATCCCCGCCAAGCTGCTGGGCATCGGTGCGGCCATCGTCACCGCCTGGATGGCGGCCGAGGGTTTCAGCTCGGCGCCCATCATCCCCGTGCTGGGCGACGTGCCCACCATCGGCCACGGCGCCACGCACTACGAGGACGGCACGCGCGTGGCCATGGCAGATCCGCCCATCAGCCGCGAGCGCGCCCGCCAGCTGGCCACCAACCTGCTGGAAGCCCAATACGGCAGCTGTGTGCGCGACTCCCTGGGCGACACGCCCATGCACGCCGCCGAATTCGCCCAGGCCGTGGACTTCGCGGGGCAGTATGGCTGTGGCGCCTGGCGCGGCTCCAGCATGCTGGCGCGCACCCGGGCCGGCGACTATGCCGGCGCCTGCCAGGCCTATCTGGCCTATCGCTACATGACCAGCGCGCGCCAGGAGGCCGCAGGCTGGAGCGCCTACCAGTGGGACAGCGCAGGCCGGCCGCGCCGCTGGCGATTCGATTGCAGCACCCCGGGCAATCGCGTGTGCCGTGGCGTCTGGACCCGGCAGCTCGCGCGGCACAGCGCCTGCATGGAGGCCCAGCCATGACGGCCCCCGCCCACCGCCTGCGCGGCATCATCGCCGCCCACATCCTGGTGCCCGCTGCGCTGCTGCTGGTCCTGCTGCTGGTCCTGCTGGTGGCCACCTTCTATGCGGGCG